TGGAGTATTAGAGCCATGCATACATTGGCTGGCGATAGTGGCGCTAATGCTTGGACATTTACTCCTGGCGATCTGGACTTTGCAGTAACCACCGACATTGATCCAATTAATGATCAATCACCGCACAGTGGTGTCCAGCATGTATTGTTCCAAGGCTCTGATGGGGATTTCAGGTTGTTCATCTACAATGAACAGATCAATCCCGGTGGAAAGATTGGCAATGTTGGTGTAACATTTGGCCACAGAGTCAAGAATATCTGGCAATATCACATTGCTCCTGATGCGAGTTTCAAGGATGTTGTTGATGAAGCTCGTGATGTTGATGAGTTTAACTTCACTATGCCGGCCACTACAATCATGCTGAGAATTACTGCGTAATTACGAACGTATAGCTAGACGTATATACGATCGTATACGTCTAGCTATATATCTCCATATATCTTTGCACGAAACTGCCGCCAATTATTGACAATGCGCATACCTTTGGGCGTGAGTGTTATACTGTCTTCTTGTATGTCCTTAGCATCAATAGCAAACTCGCGATACATGTTGAATATTCTGCGGCCATGTTCACCAAACAAACGTTCAATGTTGTTCCATGAAGGAGGCTCATTATTCTCCTGGCACCAAACTAATGTGCACAGTGTCCATAAGTAATATGCTTTGTCCACATCGGTAAGAGAGCGCGATCTCAGCATAATTTTTAACAGTAGACGGGGCTTCCTTTAGGGAGTAGCCTTTTCGCTCCTTACGGTTCCATAGCGAACGATCAATAAAAAGAAGGAGACGGCTGCTACACCGTCTCCTTTGAGTTCGACGGTCCACTGATGCGAGTGTTCATCAATGGCATTAGATATATACGCCACGCGTCCTCGCGAGAAAAGCGAAATTTTCGCGATTAATAATGTTACTGTCGCGTTATCACGTGACAATAAATTTCTGAACAAAACAGTGTATGCTTCTGGCCAGGAGATTGCCTATGGCAACGCATACTATTTTCAATTCTTCAATAAAGAAGTTGAATGTCTGGGTGATCTATTTGAACTTGTGAAGTTGTTATTGTTCAAACCATATTGTTGTATTCTTCGTGGTGTGGCCAAAGATACTGTCGGTAAGCAAAGACGATTGCTCCATGACAAAGATGGTGTCAGCGCCACCATTATTGAACAACCACAGAATTGGATTGCCCTAGATGTTGATGGCTATGGCAATAGTTCTGGAGATTTGAAAGAAGATGCAAAGAAGGTTCTCCTGGCCCTGGGTCTAGATGGTGTTGAAGCCTTTGCTATACCTAGTGCTGGTTATATGCGCAAGCCAGGAATACGCATCAGAATATTCTTGTGGAATAGTATGAAGGTTTCTTGTCTTGCGTTGAAGAAATACTTTGAACATTATAAAAATGTAGTAGACTTGGCACTCTTTCATCCGATACAGCCTATCTATATCGCACGACCCAATTTTATTGGCATGTCCGATCCTTGTAATAAACTGTGGACATGGGTTGCTGGCGCTAGTCAATTTGTTGATATAGTTGATAGGTATAGAATTGTTGATGATAAATCAGAGAAATTGCATACTAAAAAACAAGCTAGACTTTATCTTGATAGTTTCATAAAAGGAATGGCTGATATTGAGAGCGGTCATAGGCATGATTACTTGACAGGCAAAGGCGATAGTAAGGCTGTATTGATAGGGAAATGTATAGCTCAAGAACTACTTGATGAAGGAGAAACCAGAGAGGAAATACTGATGGCTGCTAAGATGTTCTGGCACGGCGATGCTAGAAAAGATGCTGATGCAATAAACTGGATATTCAAACGTGGATACCAGTCAATGGAGGGAAATGATGATTGATCATAGTAAAGAACTATATGAAAGAGATTATGATCAATGGCTTAAAAATATGGATTTAATTTCAGATAGTGTTTCTCCTGGTCCATATTGGCATAATAGATTTCATTTAGCTATTGGAGGTAAAATAAAACATTTTGATATGCCATATTCGGAATTTTTGAAAACAGAAGAGTGGAAAGAAACAAGAAATGAAGTTATGGTATTGGGACCTAAATGTTGGCTGTGTAAGAAACGAAAAGCCATTGAGGTTCATCATCAGACGTATGAATTTGGTTGGATACCATATTTGCTATGTGATATGGATCATAGAGGATATGCAACGCCACCTTTAATACCAATTTGCAAAATGTGTCACACAGAAATACATATGTGAAAGGGAACGTCATGACACCAGAAGAACTACAACGTCACATCTTTCAAATTAATGATCATGTGTCTTATGATGCTAAAGAAAGATATTTGTTTGATAGTCATAAAGATGTATTGGATGCTCTTGCTGAATTATCCAGAGAAGATTTGGTTGAATATGAAAGGTTACTTGACAAACTAATTGAGGCATTTGATGGAACAAATAAGAAAGGAATGGTTGAGCGTAATATCAAGAGATATATTGAAAGTAAATTGACTGAATTTGCAAAGGAAAAGTTGAGCAACTTCACCAATGCCGATTTTGAAAGTCTTGCTAAAAAGAATGGACAGATACTTCCCACTATCAATAATTTCAAAGCTATACTCCTGGCCAGTAATGTTTGCCACATCATATGGGATACAATGACAAGCACAGCATATTTTACTACTGTGCCATGGGAACCAAGAGATAAACCATTAGAGGTTACATTGTTAAATGGAGAAACATTATTGTATCATAGAGTAATGTCATCACATAATAGGAATTCATTGAAGTCAGTATTAAGCAATATATTTGTTGGAGAAACGAGATGGTTGGAATTAGATGATGCTGTTGAATTAGTTGCTAAAGAAAATATGATTGATTTATATCAAATGAGAGTCAAGAGCATTGAAGGAACATGGGATGGAATAGATCGCATTAATGATATTGATAATTGCTTTGCTGTAACACATATGGGAGCAAAGAAAGAACAATGGAGTGCTACTTGGTGTCGAACATTGATGATGAATATAATCTATAGATGCTTTGAACCTGGGTGCTTTACACGATATATATTTGCATTGGAAGGAAAACAAAATATAGGCAAGACTTCATTTTGTAGAGCAATAGGTCCAGCCAATTGGTATGGTAGTGTAACTATTGGTCATGGGTTTAATCCTGAAGCGGAATATAGCAGACAAACTCACAGTAAAGTGATTATTGAATTGCCTGAAGGCGGCGGCACTCACAAAGCTGATATAAACACTATCAAGAAAATGGTTACTGAGACATTTACTGAGCATAGACCGATGAGGACAAATGATTATGTTCAGTATTTGAAGCGAAGTGTAATGATATTGACGACCAATGAGAGTCAATGGCTTGGCAGAGATCATACTGGAGAAACAAGAACACTTCCATTAAAGTCTGAGTTTGATCAAGGTCAATTCTTTGATACAAAAGGGCTCCTGGCCGTCATTCCGCAAATATATGCTCAAGCTATTGATATGTACAGAAATGGAGTAAGTCAATTCATTACTCCAGAAGAATTTAAGATACAAGAGCAAGAAACTGAGAAGAGAGATTTGACTTATGATAGTGCTGAATATGAGATTGTATCAAATTTCTTTGCCAATAATAAATTGATTGAAGAGATGGGCGAGGTTCATTTAGACTTGATATATACATTTATGCGAGCCGATTACGATGTATCAAAGTATCAGTCAATGAAGAGTAAAAGATTGTTGGGACGTGCTTTAGAGAAGCATGGATTTGTGAATAAAGGCAATAAATATGATCATGAATTGAGAAGAACAGTCAAGAAGTGGTGGAAATAGAAAGGCAAAAATTATTTACGGTATGGAAATGAATTGGGCTGTGGCTGTGTATTATTGAAGATCAATGATAATAAATATGCCCAAAATTAAGAGTTTCAATTATGAAATAGGTGGAGTTAGTAAGATAGTAATGTTTTCGGTATGGAAATGGATATTTGTTAAGGCGTTGTTACTACTGGCAGAAAAATCATTTCCTTACCATTCTTACCATCTTACTAATAAAAGTATAGCATAAGCATACGCGAGGTAAAAAATGGGCATTTTTTTTCTCGTAAGTTATAATACCCCGGTAAGACGAACGGTATAGTAAGGACGGTAAGGAAACGTTTTTGAATGTCCGCCCCAGGAGTAACAACCAATGACATTAGACGCTGGAGCAATGCTTGAAAAAGACCTAGCAAGTATCTTTGTAAAAAGGTTCAAAGAATGGCCTATATGGACGCCAAACAATCGCACCGCAGGCTGGCCAGATAGAGGCATTCAAATAACCAAGTCTAGACTTATATGGTTTGAATTGAAAGTATTGGCTGAGCGCACTAGAGATGTAGATGTAATACGTGTTGGCAATCTTGATCCTGCTCAAGCAGCATGGTTAGCTAAATGGCAACGCGCAGGAGGATATTGTCATGTTCTTGTAGGGTTAACAGAATTTGGTCAAAGGCATTTTAGTAGATACGTCATTGTTACTGTATATGATTGGACATTATGGACTAAGGTTCCACATCAACCAATAGCATTAAATCAATTAACAGTATGCCAAACAATGGATGATGTGTATTTATGGTTCAGGGATAGATATATTATCCAGTCACCGTTAAATAAATCTTTGGCAATCGGCGAATTTACTTCTCGCCCCCTATCTCGCACCGTTTTATCCCGCTAGGATACGACGCACTGGAGCGGGACATATGCCTGACGGTTTTGACCCTGGAATGGAGTTACAGAGAGCAGTAAATCTGCGTGACCTCATGGTCGCTTGTCGTCAACGTGTGCCAACAATACTCAATCAGATGGATGAGATGTTGGCAATGTCAAATGAAGAATTGGCGCCAGGAGATAGATTGAAGCTGTTTGATATGATTATGAATCGTGCATTTGGTAAGCCCCGTCAGACAGTAATTGTTGCTGATACTAATGAATCAGGTAATGAGAAGCGAGTTCATCTATACATTCCAGATAATGGTAGGCAGTCACGCAATAGAGTCATAGACGTTGAAGCAGCATAACTGTATAGGAGCCATCAGACTATTTCTTTTTGCCTTTAACATAACAAGGAGTAAGTAATGCCGACACAGCAGGTTATTATTGTTGGAACTATGACTTGGGCTGGTCCTGAAAGTGGCGGCGAACCAACGCACCCAATTGCGCCAGGAGGCCCACCGCCTGGTATTTGGCCGTCGCCAGGCTATCCTTCCCATCCTATCGCTCCTGGTGGTCCGCCGCCAGGAATTTGGCCATCTCCAGGCTATCCGTCACATCCTATTGCTCCAGGCGGTCCGCCTCCTGGTATTTGGCCGTCTCCTGGCAGGCCTGACAATACACTTCCAGTTCCTCCAAGCATTTGGCCATCGCCTGGCCGTCCATCTCATCCGATTGCTCTTCCGCCTCCAGAAGGCGCACCGGATGAAAGTTGGGGATGGGCCTACTCTCCAGTGTATGGTTGGGTAGTTGTTCCTGGTGGCGGTGGTGGAAAGCCTCAGCCTCCTGGTGCTGGTGAGGGTGGTGGCGAACAACCTCCCACTGATCCAAATGCGCCAGTAGTAACACCTCACTCATAATATTGAATTGCTTGACTTCATCCACATAAGCAAACCTGAGGACTCACTAGGGCCACAGCCTGGTCCTCAGGAAGCCTTTCTTGCTACTCCAGCAGACATTGCCATATACGGTGGTGCTGCTGGAGGCGGCAAGACTTATGCACTATTACTTGAGCCTTGTCGCCATATAGAAAATTCATTATTTGGCGCAGTCATATTTCGTCGTGAGTCTGTTCAAATAACAAATCAAGGTGGACTATTTGATACAAGCTTTGGTATCTATCCACAAGTATATGGAACACCAAAACTATCGCCACATAGACAATGGATATTCCCTAGTGGAGCCTCAATAACATTCAATCATCTACATACAGAAAATGATGTACTGAATTGGCAAGGTAGTCAAATCCCATTTATTGGATATGATGAGCTAACACACTTCACTGAGAAGCAATTCTGGTATATGCTTTCTCGCAATCGTTCTACATGTGGGATCATACCATATGTTCGCGCTACATGTAATCCTGATGCCGATAGTTGGGTGGCTGGACTGGTGGAATGGTATATTGACCCAGACACCGGTTACCCAATACAGTCACGAAGTGGTCGGCTCAGATACTTCGTGCGAGTTGATGATGTGTTACGTTGGGCCGACACTCCGAGTGAATTACAATCTCAATATCCGGGCACCGCCCCAAAGTCATTCACATTCATTGCTGCAACCCTCGATGACAACAAGAAGCTAACTGACCTAGACCCAGCATATCGCGCTAATCTACTTGCAATGAACCGTGTTGAGCAGGAAAGGCTGCTCAAGGGCAACTGGAAGATCAGACCTAATGCTGGGTCTTATTTCCCAACGATATGTGTTGAGATTATACCCACCATACCGGCTGATGTAATCTCTTGGGTGCGTCGTTGGGATTTGGCAGCAACTGAGCCTAGTGAAGTTAATCCTTCACCTAGTGCTACTGCTAGCATCTTGATGGGTCGTAGGAGTAACGGCAAGTTTGTCATTGTTGATGCTATCAACATTAGAAGGAATGCGAATGTCGTAAGACAATTGATCTCAACAACGGCAGCTTTGGATAAGTCCTCCTATCCAAGAGTAACAACAGTGTTACCGCAAGACCCTGGTCAAGCAGGCAAAGATCAAGCAGCATCTATGGTCACTATGCTTGCTGGCTATAAGGTCAAGACTGTGCGAGAAACTGGCTCCAAAGAAACTCGTGCAGAACCTCTCAGTGCTCAGTGGCAAGTTGGTAATGTACAACTTGTTGCTGGGCCCTGGAATAAACCATACTTGAGCGAGATGGAGGCTTTCCCAACGCCAGACGTTCACGATGACTATGTAGACGCATCTTCTGGGGCTTTCCTTGAGTGCATCACTAGTGCTGATCTAGAACTCAAATGGAGAGCATTGGCCTCATGACATTTGAACTACCACCAATTACTGGTCCTCTTGACTTAAATGCTGGACAAACAATTGCTCAGGTAAAGTTGATTGGTAGCTTTGCCGATGTTAATGGCAATATCATTGTGGCCGTTTACCAAAACCCAGACGATACACGATACATAGAAATTGCTGATGGCAACTTTGATGCTGTCGTAATACGTAAAGTGTCTGTACCATGAACGCATTAACTGGCGCCAGGAGAAACGACGGATTTATGAATATCATGTCTGGGCTAGGTTCGCCTGGGCTTGATCGCACAGTATCTACTATGTTCAATGGTGGAACTGGTTGGCGTCGTGGTTTATCGCGTTATTGGTCAACGCGATTTTCTCTGTATGATTATTCTGAGCTATATCTGGGGAGTGGCATTGCTCAAAAGATTATTGATCGTCCATCTGATGACTCTTTTCAACGAGGAGTTGAAATAGAGAATGATGAAGATGGGGCGATTTATGATGAGTATGACCGGCTTGCTGTATATACTCGTATGGCTGATGCTGTGCGGTGGTCTAGGTTATATGGTGGGTCAGCTATACTACTCATCACCGATGATGGTGGTGCATTCGACGAACCTTTGAACTATGACGCAATTGGCCAAGTCATTGAGCTACGTGTATTTGATCTACCATCAATAAAGGCCACTGATTTATTTTACCAGGACACTACTGACCTATTGAAGTATGGTCAGGTCGAATACTATGAACTATCACCACCAGGCATTAATACGTTTCGTGTTCATGAGACGCGACTATTGCTAATGGGTGGTGAGCCTATTCCACAACGGTTTATGAATAGGCAAGGACTACAATGGGCTGGTCGATCAGTATTTGAAGGCATTGTTGATGATCTTGGTAGATATGAACAAGGATACCAATGGTCACTTCGATTGCTTGAGAGAAAGCAACAGGGTATATACAAGATGGAAGGTCTTGGGCAACTCTTTGCTCAACAGGCCGATGATCTTGTTAGTAAGCGCATCAATCTTGTCGATCTTGTTCGTGGCAATCTTAACAGCGTTGTTGTTGATAGCGCTGACGATTATAACATTGAAAATCTTGGTCTCGATGGGGTACAGGCTTTATTACAGGAGTTCCAGACTGCGCTTAGTGCTAGCTGTGGTATTCCCGTTGTCATACTATTTGGCAAGTCCACCACTGGACTCAATGCTACTGGTGCTGGCGATCTTGAATCTTATTATGGAGTGGTATCTCATATCCAGCAGGTCATTGCCAAACCAGTTCTTGAGAAGTTAACAGCCATATTGTATATACAACATAGCTTTGCTGGCAAAATACCAGAGAAGTGGAAGCTGTGTTTTAATTCAATGTGGATACCCAGTGCTCAAGAACAAGCAACTACTGACTACAATCAAGAGCAAGCTAATAACTTGCGTATGACAGTATTCACTAATCTGATGAATGAACAGATAGTGAGTCCTGAAGAAGTGCGTAAAGTTGTTGTGGAGACTTATGACAAGTATGAATTCCCTGATGAGATACCGGATGATGTTCGCTCATCAGTTGACTATGCTGCTGGAGTAGACCCAACTGATCTACAAGTGACTGATCCTAATCAACCCGATAATACTGGACTTCCCAATGGGTAATACTGTTGAAGCTGCCTTGTCGGAAACAGCCGATACATTTGAAGAACTCGTGAACAGTGATAATGCACTAGCTGCTGATTTTCGTAAGCTATTGCAGAATGGTCAAACTCCTTTTGTCTATAGGTTGTTGGATCACTCAATACCTGGCTATTCGCTCTTGATTAGGGTTGAGCCTACAGTAAAGTAATGCCGCGCAAAAGAAGCAAGATGGTGCCCATGAAGTATCCTGTGGGCCAGGAGTATGCCTATCGGAAAATATTGTTGCGCCTCAACTACCACTACAAAGTTGTATTGAAAAAGCGTATGTCGCCTTATGTCTATTCAATGTCTGATGAGGCGACCAAAGTTCACTTACCAACAGGAGAGATTAAGCAAGATGCTTTGGGTTGGCGAGATACATTGGCGAGAGTAATGTTGAATATTGCCAATGATATGACGACGCCAATCAATAAAGCTATTGCTGATATGATACGTGTGGGGCCGCAGGTAAGTCAATACAATAAGAATGAGTGGTCTAGATTGCTACGGTCGCAATATGGCGTCGATCCTACAAAGGAGAACCCAGAGAGATTTGCAGCATTGTTGAAGAATTGGTCTTATCAAAATTCGCTGTTGATCAAGGACATACCGTTCAAGACAAGCTTGCAAATATCGCAACAAGTAACACAAGCCTTAGTGGATGGGACCAATCAGAATGATACTGCTGATTCAATATTCCAAATAATGTCGGACCGGACTGATGTTTCTGATAGTCGCGCAAAACTGATTGCCAGAGATCAAGTGTCTAAACTCAATGGCAATCTAACCAAGGAAAGACAACAAGACTTGGGTGTGGATGGGTATATTTGGCGGACTGTTGGTGATGAGCGTGTGAGAGACACGCATGAAGAAAATGATGACCAATTCTTTACTTGGGATAACCCTCCTGCTGAAACTGGTCATCCTGGCGAAGATATTCAATGCCGTTGTTGGGCAGAACCAGTATTACCTGAAGCAGTGGCATTTGAAGCAGAGCTATTGGAGGAAGCCAATGCATAATAGATATGATACAATTGCAGTTAAAGCAGAAATGACAGCAGATGGTTGGATCAGAGATAAGCCAGTCATAACCAGAGCAGGTATATTCAAATATAGCAGCAATGGAAAGACAGTCAGGGAATATCGCCCAGCAGAAGAAGTGTTCAAAGAAGATAGCCTTGTAACATTATCTGGTGTTCCTATTACTGACGGCCATCATGGTATGCTAGCGGCAACAAGTGATTTGGGCAATGTTATTGGAACTGTGATGACTCCTGGCGCCAGGAGCAATGATAATGTTGTTGCTGATATTGTTATACACAACGTATCTAAGCTGGGTGCTAAACGAGAATTGAGCCTTGGCTATCGTTGTGACATCGATGATACGCCAGGAGTATTCAATGGAGAACAATACGATGTAATACAGAAGAACATCCGCTACAATCATCTTGCTGTTGTGCATCGTGGTCGTGCAGGTAATGCTCGGATAAGACTTGACTCGAACAGTGCAGCTTCTTTTGATGTGGAGAATGATATGCCTGAGCTACCCAAGATTAGGCTCGATAACATTGAGTATAGTGCAAGCCAAGAAGTGATTAATCACATTGGCAAGCTTGAGAAGGATAATGGCGCTCTCCAGAAGATGGTGAATACTGTTACTGGTGAGCGCGATACATTCAAGAGCACACTAGCAGAAGCGGAGAAGAAACACAAAGATGCCTTGGCATCTGAACGACAGAGGGCCAAAGTCCGTGTCGGTCTTGAAACGATTGCTAAACAGTATAACCTTGAATTTAAGGAAGATGCAAGCGATCGTGACCTCATGGAAGCAACGATCAAGAAACTAGGACATGATTTGAAGTTTGATGGTAAGTCTGACGATTATGTTCAGTCAGCTTATGATTTGGCAGTAGAGAAGGCTGTCAAACCTGGTTCAAATATTCGTCAAAAGGAAGTTCTCAACAATAAGCGGCAAGATAATGCTGGTGGTGGCAACAGTAAAGATGCGCGAGAGCGTATGCTTGCCCGTATTCGTGGTGAGAAACCTAGCACCGGAAAGGAGGCTGCATAAATGTCTTTCAGTCTTAGCGCATCAAATCCTTATTCCAGCTGGATGGCGCCTGCCTTCATTGGAATGAAGGAAGACAGCATGGACGACAACGTTGACACATTTGCTTGTGGCGTTGTTTCTCCTGCTTTGCTTAATGTCGGTATTGCTGTACAGCGCACGGCTGCTGGTGCAATTACTGTCAAGGCCGGCGCCAGTGCAACCCTGGGAGTGGGTGTTGCTTTACACGATCATATTGCTGGCTACTTTGGCGGTTATCGCCAATACGACGCAGTTTCAGTATTAACTCGTGGTCGTGTTTGGGTTGCTTTGGCTGATGGCACTGGTGTTGTAGATGGCGCTGCTGCTAAGGCAGACCCTACTACTGGCCAGTTCTCGACCACTGGCACAGTTGCTGTAACCAATGCAGTATTCCGTAGTGGGCCAATCAATCTTTTGAATGTTGATTGGTCAACCACCACTCTCGCTGCTGTGGTTGAACTTCACAATCCCAATGTGTAATAACCACAGTATTTGAGCAAAGGATACTACAATGGTATTGCCCCGTTTTCCAGACTATGAACACTATGATGAGGCTGATGTCCTTGTCATTGCCAATTCTCCTATTGGCAGAATGGAAGAGTTTCGTGAGGATGCTGATACCATCTTCCTCGCCAGGCAGCTTGACTATGTTCGCGCAACGACATATGAGCGTGAACTCCCAGCAAGTAATGCTGATCGTATTGTTCCTGACGATACCAGTGTTCCTGAATGGGCAGAGACTGTATGGCAGTATGCCTATGATATGGTAGGCATGGCCAAGGTTATTAGCAACTATGCTGATGATCTCCCGCGCGCAGATGTCAGGTCTACTGCACGATCAGTGAGTGTTCGCACTATTGGTGACAGTTATGGCTATAACATCAATGAGTTGCGCGCATCTCGTCAGACTGGTCAAGGTCTTGATGCTCGAAAGGCAGCCGCGGCCAGGAGAGCAATGGATCTAAAGATCGCTGCAATTAAACTTGTTGGCGATAGTGCATTTGGGCTTAATGGATTGTTCAACAATCCTAATATCCCAGAACAGATTTTGACGACCACTGGTGACTGGTCTACTCTAACTGGTGATCAAATTCTTGTCAATCTTCAAACTTGGGTAACTGGTTATTTCAATCAGTCAAAGGGCGTCCATCAGGCCAATTTCCTTATGTTGGCGCCCAAGGCTTATAATGCTGCTACACAGAAGTTCATTACTGCTACTGGCGGCACTGTCCCTGTTACTCCAATGCAGTGGTTCCGCGCCAACTATCCGCAGATCACAGTAGAGATGGTTTGGGAGATGGCTGGTGCTGGAACTGGTGGTAAGGATTTGGGATTGCTCTATGAGCGCAATTCAGAGAACATTGCTCATCAGTTTGTGATGCCGTTTACTCAACTTCCTCCTGAGGCGCGCAATCTGGAGATCATTACTGACTGTATTGCTCGCAGTGGTGGTGTCAATATCTTTTATCCGTTGGCCTTGCTCAAGGCTATGACCACTTAATTGGAGTAAGCAAAATGGCTGTCTTCACTAATGTGTCTCCAGCACTCATCAATCTTCATGATGGGTCTACACCGTTGATCCCAGGCTTGGCAACGGATGTCAATGATGAACACTCGAACAATCCACGCTTTCAAGAACTAGTGGCATCAGGCGCTATTGTTGCAGGCACTCCGCCACCAGTAGAACCGCCTGTAGAACCAGAAGGTGAAGTAAAGGTTCAGACTTTCTACAGCGCCAATTCTGATCCAGCAGGTCAAGATACTGTATCTGGTGGCAGTTCTGTAGCAACTCCCAGGCCACTACCTGCTGGAACAGCTACAGTATCTGGCGCAACGACTACTGCTGGTGGGACTAAAGCATAATGTTGAACATTCCAGAAGGCGCAACCATCATTGTTACTAATGAAAGCTCAAGGTCATTTATCTGTGGAGGCAATATGATCCTACCTCATGTGCCGACAGAAGTGGATAAACATTTGGCCTTTGCTATTGATGGTTCGCCTTATGGGATGTATTTCAAGTTTGAATTTGAATCAAGTTCTCCTGCTGAAAAGAAGTCTGAAGATACAGCATAACCGGCCAGGAGTTTTAATTGAGCGATACTGTTCCTGACTATTGGGATAATGTATTGAACTTGGTCAAAGTATTCTTCCCACAATACTTTGATCCTAATTCTCCGAATTATGTGCCTCCAGAAATGTTGGATGCACTACAGCCAATTGCCGATGAAGCTAGACCTTGGTGTCTCAGTGAAGAAAGGCAAAACTTTGCTGAGGCGATGTTCCTTGCTTATCTGATATCTGTTCAAAAAGAAACCAGCAGTGGACAAGGCTTTGTGCCTTATGCTGGTCCCATTACATCAGAAAAGGAAGGTGATATTGCTGTTACATATGCAACAATAACAAACAATGAAAAATCAAATATGTCGCAACGCCCATCTTCTGATCCTTGGGATGCTTGGAATAGACTTTGGTCGCTCTGTCAGAAGGGCGCAATAACATCTAGGTTTGGTGATCCATGCCGACCATCATTGACCGCGACTATGGGTTCACTCGAATTAACTTGGACTTTAAGCAACTCCGCGGTCGGTCTGTTAAGGTTGGCATAATGGGTAATGAGCAAGTTGAGGGTGTATCAGTAGTGGACTATGCTACCTACAACGAGTTTGGCACTAGTCGTGGTATACCTGCTAGACCATTTATGGCCAAAACAGCAGATGAGAAGCGTGAGGAAATTGCGGACTTTACTCAGTATCTTGTTGGCAGAATGATTGATGGTAAGTTAGATGATACAACAGTATTGAGAAATCTAGGCGAGAAATATCAATCAATGATACAGAAGACAATACGTGATGCAAAGAGTTGGGCGGCTCCTAATGCTCCATCAACGGTAGCGAGAAAAGGATCAAGTTCACCACTCATTGATACTGGACGTATGGTTGGTTCCGTAAGGTATGAAATAGTTTGAATGAACGTCCAGAAGCATATGAGTGGAATGTGACTACATCGTTTCGCCAGCCATTTCAAGTTATTAAGCGTAACATTGGTTCTATTATCAATGGCAAGTATATTATAAATGATGATTTGGGAATTCAGATAACGGTGATGGCAACAGTGCAAATGCCATCTATCAGAGACTTGGGGGTAATACAAGCGACAGAATATGGTAGACGTGCTGCGAGGTTCATTAAGATTTACACTGATACTCGTTTGCGTTGCGCTAATCAGCAAATCGAACCTGGGCGCCAGGAGAGATATGCAGGTGATTTATTTCTTTATGACAACTCTCAATATCTCTTGTTTGGTGAATCTGACTTTACAATGTTATCGCGATCCAGGAATACATCAGTATCGCATTGGCGATATTATGCTTGTGAAATAATTGAACAGGGTTCATTGGACATGGCTCCTTGATTGATCAACTATTTTTATTGGTTAACAAAGCAGCACAAACTGCAGGACTAGCTTGGCCGGTTATATTTGCCAATCAGAATGTTCCGCGACTGGTTAAGCCATACATACAAATCAATGTAACAACAATAACTATACCTGATCACTTGATCTATTCGCCAATAGATCAAGACGGTAATGGCGTGGTATCCGGCTGGCGTAAGGCAGTAGTGGAGATACAAATCTATGCCGGTATTGAATCACTTAGTTATGCAAGTAATATAGCCTTAGTTCTGCAAACTGAAAGCTTGTTGGAATATCAACAACAAATAGATGTTGCTGTCGGTCAACGGTTATTTCTCAGCTATATGCCTGAACTATTGAATGAGTCTCAATTTGAAGGCAGAGCAATATATCAGTTTGAGATGTTCTATACAGAGAACATGAACGATAATCGTGGCATTATTGAAGGCGTAGATTTGTGTGGCGCCTATGTGCAGACCAATAGCGATACTGATCCATTGAAGGTATTTGAAACATGCGAGAATGACATAGCAGTAATATGCGAAGAAAGTATATCAGCCACTGACAAGACTATCTGGGATGATGATGAAACGAATTGGGATAAGCCTCCCAAGGATGAATGGGACAGGATACTCACTACCAATGTTGATGGAGGATTGAGTGGCTAACATTGATCGTATTGTAAATGTCCAAATCTCTTTGGCCACAGCAAGTATTGCTCAGAATACATTTTCTGATCTATTGTTGTTTGGCCACTTTGTGCCCGTTGGCACAGAGAAGGTAGACATCATTACTAGTGCTGATGAATTGATTGATACCTATGGAGTAGTTACTTCTGATCCGATTTATTTGGCGGCATCAGTAGCATTCTCGCAGATACCACACCTCAATCAAATCTACATTGGTCTTGATAGTGGAGCAGTCGATCCTACCAATGATCTAATTGCTATCAAGAATGACAATAATAATTGGTATGCGATCTGCGATGTAAGCCATACCAATACGCGCACATTGAAGATTGCCGATTGGGTTGAAGCCAATGAGAAACTCTATGTCACTGTATTGACTGATCCTGTTACGGCATCTGGTTCTCCTGGCAGCGATACAACGACTGTCGCTCATCAGCTTATGGCAGGCAACTATTTCCGCACTGCTTGGTGGTTTGATCCGGTCGCAACTGATTTTCCTGATGTCGCGATTACTGTCAAGTCATTTACAAAATACCCTGGCCAGGAGACATGGGCTAATCAAAGACTATCTGCCGTGCCTTATGTTAAACTGATTGAAGGTAATGCGCAGAACGTCTTTGGCAAGAATGGCAATACCTTTGAACCATTCCGTAATGTCAATATCACTCAGAACGGAAAAGTTGCTGGTGGTGAATGGATTGACATTATTCGTTTCAGGGAT